ATAGTATTATGCTCCAGTTATCGGTTGACACGTAAAAGTAATAAATATTTTTTTATTATTTACTTCTTCTTCTCCTAATTCTCTTAACAGATTTATTGAATGAATGTAACCCGATCTTGTGCAATTATAATGATTGTTTGATGCAGGAAAAACAATAGGTTCTCCACAAGTTGTTAAACTTGCAGAGCATATATGTAACATTAATAAATAACTCATTATTTATTTAATATTATTTATGCAGGTTTTGTTGGGTAGACAACAGAATTAACATCAGCAACTGTACTTAAACCATTCGTGAGATCACGAAGATTTTGTCTGTACGTTGTCATGTCAGCACTTATTGTTACATCTGATAAAGCATAAAAGTCAGTAGCTGTTAACAAAGCACTTCTTCTTTGTCTTAAGTCTGACATAGCTCTATCAAAAGCACCATTAGACCAAGTTGCTTCTTCTGCATCTCTAGCTGTCTCTTCTGCTGCTGTAAATTGGATTCTGTCTCCATTTACCATTTTGTATCTTGCCATATTTTTTCTCCTGTTTGTTGTTGTTGTATACTAATTAAGCCACTCCGTAAAGTGAGATTGTTCCAGCATCTATATTACCCGAGCTAAAAGAAAATTGAATAGCATCAACTGCACTTGTGGTATTTATATATCCAGCTGAAAAATTGTTTTTACAATAAGGTGTTCCGCTATTATTAACAAATTGCGTTTGCGAGATAAAATGTTTAACAAAAACAGTTGAAGATGGGTTAAAAAGATGTAAAGTTCCACCTAAACATTCATCAGCATCACTTCCTACCCCAGTAGATATATTGATAGGATTTGTGCTTTGAGCTGAATCATCCCCATCTTCATATCTTACTGTACCATCCGCACCACCTTCATTGTGTAATGCTTCAAACATTGTTGTTGTTGTAGCAACTCCATAATTACTTCCTGTATCTGTACTTCCAATTATTCTAAATTTTGCTGCACCAGTTGCTGGGTGAATATTATTAAAATAAAATATATATTCTTTATAAGTATTATCTAACACTACAGAACTAGCTCCATCAACAAAAGATACTGCACCAACTCCTGAACTTACAGTTTGTTTTTTAATAAAATTTAAATTACCTAATCCAGTTATGCTACCAAAAGCAGTTGCGTTCTTTACACCATTATTATTTAGTTTAACTAATGCCATATTAACTTTCTTGTAATCCGTACATTTTTATAATGCCACTATCTATATTACCACTAGACATTTTAAAATCTAATGCAGTTATTGCAGCAGTTGTATTAAAATAACCAGCTATATAACTATCTCCAGCAGCATCAGAATGTCTATAACCAGCAATACGTGCTATAAAATGTTTTATAAATGTTGTTGAACTAGGATTAAATAATAATAATTCACCTGATAAACTTTCATCATTACCATTGCCTATACCATTAAAAAGCCTTTGATAACTTGTTGATTGTGCAAGATCATCTCCAGTAGAATAAGCTAATTGAGCAACACTATTAGCTTCATTATGTTCTGCTGCAAAAAGTGTAGTTGTTTTAGTTATATTATAAGCATGAGATGAAGTATCATCAGAACCATTAAATTCAAAAAAAATATCATTAGTAGCTGGATGTATATTTGTAAATTTAAAAACATAGGTACTGTATGTACTATTAATATTGGAAGTAAAAGAAGATGACGATACTCCTGATGTAATAGTATTAGTGTTTAATAAAACCATACTACCACTAGGAATACTAGCCGCTGCTGTAACAGCACTTATAGAATTGTTATTGTATTTAACTAACGCCATATAATTTTATAACTCCACTATCTATGTTGCCTGAAGACATTTTAAATTGAATAGCGTCAATGTCATTTGTTGAATTAAAATATCCAGCAATAAATGTTCCTACTGTATATGCTGATGCAACTGTATTACCATTTATAATAAAATGTTTTACAAAAGTTGTATTACTTGGGTCAAATAGATGTAAAAATCCAACAGCATTATCATCATTGTTATTTGAATTACTACTTGTAATTCTTTGAAAATTTGTTGATTGTGCTAAATCAACAGCTGTTTGATAACTTAAATCTGTTGAAGTATCTGCTTCATTATGTTCTGTTGAAAACGCTGTGCTTGTTATAGTTACTCCATAATTTGAACCACCATCAGTAGAACCTTGAAAAGTAAAGTGCGAACCATTAGTGGCTGGGTGTATATTAATAAACTTAAATACATACTCCTTGTAGGTACTATCTATTCCACTTGTAAAAGATAAATTGGCACTACTACTAGCTGTCTGTGTAGATATTAAATTTAATCCACCACCAGCTAATCCACTTGGTTTTGCTGTGATTGAAGATAAAGAATTGTTGTTAGCAAAGTTAAGAGCCATTGTTTAACTCCTATGTTATTCCGTAAAATTTAAAAACACCTGAAGCTATGTTTCCTGATCCAAAATTTAATTTAAAACAATTAACTGCTGTAACAGCTTCATAATGACCAGACCATAAAGCAGTATTTAAACGTGTATCAGTTTTAGAATAAACAGATCGACCAGTAAAAGTTGTAAAGTTATTTGTTCCTAAAGGATCAAAAATATAACCTTCAGAATTAAAATTTTCACTTGTTGCATTACCTGTGGGTGAACTCATTAAATTCATATCTGTTCCAGCATCACTAGCTGATTTATTTAACGTATCTTCACTATCTCTACCATAAGCTGATCTATTATAATCTGAACCTGTTATAAAACTTGATCCATTGTCTGTGCTAACCCTTAAAGGAAAATCAACATTATCTGATGCTGCATGAACATTGGAAAGTGTAAAATAATAATCTCTATATGCAGAAGTTATGTAAGTATTATTTACTGTTATGTTTGCTACATTACTTAAAGTAACTGTAAGTAATAATGTTTTATGAGATGATCCGCCTTTTATAAGTGAGTAGTCTATTCTTTTTAATACACCTGCATCACTAACTAAAAACTCGTCTGTGTCTGCTGGTTCAGTAGCTAAAGCAGTTTTACCTGAAATAGCATTATTATTTATTTTTGCTGCTGTTACTGTGTCATCGCTAGGTACACCAAGATCAAGAACTGATCCTAGTATATGTACAAAGTCTACAACATCGTTTGTAACTAAATTGGAACTAAATACTATTGTTGAACCCGATGTAGTAAATGCTGATCCAGATTTTTGTAATACACCATTAACTGAACATAAAACATGAAACGCAGTTTCAGGTGTTACAGCTACAGAGCTTACTGTTAAGTTGTAAGTTGCTTGACCATTAACTGTGCTAATAGCATCGCAGACTTGAAAGTTTCCTATTGATGGTGATTGTCCTATATATGCCATATTATGCTACTCCGTAAAGTTTAAAAATTCCAGCCACAATATTTCCAGTATGAAAAAGAAATCTAACTCTTGTAAAACTACGATCATCTTCGTCTATTCTACCATTCATTAAGGTGTGGTTTGCTTTATTAGCTCGAAGATATTGTGCTTCAGTAGAAACTTGTGGGTCAAGTCCTGTTGTTCCCATCCTAAATAAATTAACATCAACATTAAGAGCTGCTTGTGATGCACTATGAACTTCGTCACAAATTCTCATGTGATCCCCACCTTCTGCAGCAGCAAAAGCTACAGAGGAATCATCACTTTTAAAACCTATTGCTGCATAATCCTGACCATTAGTATTATAATTACTTGAATCTCCTAATCTTATTAGTAAATTTCTATCATCTACTGCTGGTCTGCAACCATCTATTCTAATATAATGTCTGCTATAAGTGCTATCAAGTCCAGTAAAATCAACTGAACTTACTGCACTTGATACTGTCTGTGTAGATATTAAAGTATGTAAGCCACCACCTTTAATTAAACTGTAATCAATTCTTTTAATTACCCCAGCATCTGATACTAGAAATTCATCTGTATCAGCTGGTTCTGCTGCTAGTGCTGTCTGTGAAGAAATAACATCTGCATTTACCTTTGCTCCTGTTACAGCTGTGTTAGCTAAATCAGCAGTAGAGATAATACCATCAGCAATATCGCTTGATGTTAAGGGTGCGTTAGCAGGTACTTTTCCAATGTAAGCCAATTAAAACTCCTACGTTATTTCCATGACCGATAATGTTCCTGATAGTTTATCAGCAACTGAACAATCAATTTGTATTTTGTCTCCAGTTTCTAAAATTACTTTAGAACCAGATAAAACTTCTAATGAACTTCCTGTAGGTATTGTTACATTCTTAACTAATAACGATGTACCATTTGCAACATTGTTTGCTCCACCTCTGTTTGATGTTGTACTAACAAGTTCAACTTCAGTTGTTATTGCTGTTGTATGAATGTTTGCTAGAACAAGACCTAACACTACAGTTGTTGTACTTCCTGCTGCTGTGTACATAACATAAGGTGTACCTGCTGAAGCGGGTTCTGCTGCGAAGTTGATTGCCTTAAAAGTGTTTGCCATTTATTCTCCTGTGTTTTCTTTATATACTAGCCGAGTGCGATTGCAAGTGCTGTTGGATCATCAATGATAGCAATTGTAACTGTATCTGTTGATCCGCCAGTAGTTGTAATACCTGCTCCTGCGGCTATTGTTACTGTGTTTCCGTTTGTTATTGTTTGGTTTGAACCACTTGATCCAGCTAAAGTAAAGCTAGTCATATCTCCATCTGAACCATCTGCTCCCGAGTAACTAAAGTGTACTCCAACTCCATTTGTATTTGAGAATGTACCATTAGAAACTACATGAGTTACAGCAACTTTACTATAACCACTTGCGTTTGTAACTGCACCTGTAACTTTAAATAAAGCATACGTTGCAGGTGTTCCTTCTTTAACAACTGCTACCATACCTCTGGCTACAGAGTTAGAAACATCATCCCAAGATTGTACAAAACTAGATATAGTTGCTCCTGCATCATCTAAATCATCTATATGTAAAACTGATACTGAACTTAATGTACCATTATTAAAAGCAATTTTACCAGAACCCGGGTCTACATCGTTAGTTGCTGAATTAAAAGTCATTGCTAGTTGTGAGTTAGTACCACTTGCTCCTGTGTTACCTGTTGCTCCAGTTGGTAGTCCAAAAGTAAAGTTAAATGTTGCTGCACTTGTGCTTCCAGCATTAGCAACTGCCGCTGTAGCTGAACCACCAGCAGAAACTGTATTACCTGTAACTGTTCCAACTTGTATAGTTGCTGCATCTCCACCATCGCCATTTCTGACAAAGGTAACTGATAATTCATCAGCAGCTGAAAAAGTATTATTAGATGCTAAATGAGCTACTGCTAGTTTTACATATCCACTAGCATCTACAGAAGCACCTGTTATTTTAAATCTTGCGTATGTTGATCTATCATTAATATCATAGATCATTAGATAACCTCTAATTGTAGAAGTTGAATCATCCC